GTTTACACCGCGGCTGTCGGGAGTTCGACCCTCTCACGATGCACCAAGGTTAACGGTGTGTAGCTCAGCCTGGTAGAGCTCCTGGTTTGGGACCAGGTGGTCGCATGTTCGAATCGTGTCACACCGACCACATAAATAATTCTACAACGAGATTAAAAATCATGTATGAAATTGTAGAAGATTGTAGTCCTTACTATATTAAATTTAGGCATCCAAATCAAGAAGCCTTGATACAACTTGCTCGAGAAAAGTATTTCAAATTAAATTTGAGTAATTTTCAACATCCGTTTCCTATGAGAACACTAGAGCTTGATTCGGGAATGGAACTACTTAATTTATTACCTTTTAAGGATAAATTTAAGTTTAGAGAAAACAGGGTGTCATATATCATAGCAACACCGGGCGCAAGAAATCATATACATATAGACGGTGCCTGTGTTAGCTTCAATTATGGTATTGATATGCAAGATAATAATTGTATAACAAGATGGTACGACTTTGAAACAGTTGAACGTACATACAAGTCTAGACCAAATCTTCCAATGGATAGGTATTCGGTATCTCCTGATCAGGTTCAAAACAATCCTATACCGTCTATAAATTCATTTACACACAAACAAGGTGAATGTATTCTATTCAACTCTAACATCTATCATGATGTTGACAATAAAAATTCTTCTAATCTTAGAACTATTCTTACATTTAGAGCAATGCCTGCAACGGAAATTACCTTTGATGTTGCAAAAAGAATTTTGTTCTCATAGATAAAACTAAAGTAAATATAATAACGGGCCAGTAGCTCATCTGGGAGAGCACCTGCTTTGCACGCAGGGGGTGGCGGGTTCAAGTCCTGTCTGGTCCACCAAGATATCGCGGGTTAGAGAAACGGTAACTCAAGAGTCTCATAAGCTCTAGATCCTGGTTCGATTCCGGGACCCGCAACCAACAAATGTCATCTGATCAACTTAAGCAGTTAAAAAATTTAAAAAAATTGTGGAGGCTTGCATCTTCGCATGTGTTTAAGCCGTCTGGGTCTCGTCACGATATGTTAGCATTATTACTGATGGTAATCGTTAACAACACAAAAACAGCAGTTGAATACGGCGCACATACTGGACAAATGTCGGCACTCATTGCATCTTTAGTAAATGAAGTTGATGGTAAATTTATAGGTGTTGATGACTGGAATAGTGCTTTTTTTGATCAAGGCATTGAAAAGTCTCAAGGCATAATTAAATCCAATTTAGAATTTCTTGATGTAAAAAATTATGAATTAATTACCGCAAATTGTGATAGCCCTGTTTATGTAGATGCAGATTTTCATTACTGGGATATATGCTTTAGCTACACAGATACAGCTGACAAATTTGTTTCTACATTACATTCTATTATAAACAAATATAAAGACGGCAAAAATTTTATGATTTGCATCGACGATGTTGTAAAAAAACATTCGTTAGGAAATCACCCGTTTATTGAAAATTGGCAACTAAGATTTAAAGACTTGCCCCCGATGTATATACCTCTAATAACGGACAATAAGTTATTCTTGACAAATTATAAAATTAATGATACACTAGTAAATCAAGTAATGGAAGTATTAAATTTGTATAAAATTTTTCCTTATACATCCTATGATAAATTTTATGACCATAAAAAATATATGGGTAACTTTTTTGAAATAGGAGAATGGGATGTTCAGCTTAACAAAAATAATTTATTTTGGAATGACCTGGAAAAATTATTCAACAACTAATGCGGGTATGATGTAATGGTAACCTGAAACCTTGCCAAGGTTTATTCGCGAGTTCGATTCTCGCTACCCGCTCCACTTAAACAAAGGAAATCATGCCAAAGATGTATGTGCTGGTCGGAGTGCCGGCTTCAGGTAAATCTACATGGGTAGACAATCAAGACTGGGCTCAAGATTGTGCTTACATCTCTACGGATAAAATTGTTGAAAGATACGCACGTTTTCGTAAAAAAACATATAGTGAAGTATTTGGTCTCTACATGCCCAGAGCAGTAAATTTTATGATTCGATTACTGAATAAGGCCAAAGAACGAGGTGTCGATATTATCTGGGATCAAACCAGTACTACCATTGAAAGTCGAGCACGTAAATTTAGACTCTGTCCTGATTACTATGCTATTGCTGTAGTGTTTAGAACACCCGAGCCCGATGAACATCGTCGTAGGTTGAGTTCTCGACCGGGTAAAGAAATACCTGATAAGGTTGTACAAGATATGATTGAACGTTGGCAAGAGCCAACTCACGATGAAGGATTTAAAGAAATTTGGTATGCGAACTAAAAGGAGTTGATTATGCCGTGGATTCAAAATATAGCATTAGCAGATGTACGTAAAGGACATCACATTCGCGTAGGCGAAAATTCCATGCTGATTCAAATCCTTGACCCGGCCATGGAGTTTCCTAGACCGTTGCACGACTTCAAAGAAGTTCATCAATTTGAATTCCTAGACATCGAAGAAGATGGTATGACCAATAACGGCGATGGCACATGGACTGACATGAGCGAATTTGCTATCACAGACGCACAGGCTGCAGAACTAGTTCGGTTACTGCAACATGCACTGGCCAATCGCATGGATGTTGTAGTCCACTGCCATGCTGGGGTTTGCCGTAGCGGTGCTGTAGCCGAAGTCGGAGTCATGCTAGGCTTTGATGATGCAGAGGCTTTCCGTAGCCCTAACTTGCTGGTCAAGCACAAGATGATGAAGTGTCTAGGTTGGACCTACAACGAGAATGAGCCGCATACTTTCAATGGAGTGGCCATTCCTGAAGATTGGGCCAACGACAATGAAAAAGTTTTTATTCTCGCTAAAGGTCGCAGGGAACATAGAGAACGAGAAGGCGATGTTTAATCAACTTCATACCAGAAAAACAATAGGCAAACAACTAGTAACATCATTTCCTTATGAAGAATACGGAATCAATGGTGTTGGTAAAAATCGCTTGCCTATTGTTTCTATGGACCCTTATATCAATCACGATCAAGATTTAGAGCTTCACATTGAATGTTGCAAAGGGTTAGCACTCTGTGATGATTTTAAAATGGGCATGGTCTATGGCGCATTGCCTCCTGAAGAAGTCTCAAGATTTGGTAACCACGACTGTTGGTCGGAGATGTTGCTTGATTTAGAAAAGCACGATCCTACAGGGCAACATAAAAAGGCCTTAGAAGAATTATCTAATACATCTGTAAATCCGCAAATGGCTATGTACAAATATGCATACTATGCTATGGGTGCGGTAATACCTTGGTTCTTTGCCTGCTATTTAAAAAAGAACGACTTTGGAAAGAAAACTAAAGATACGGGTACATGGACTGAGAATGCAAAGTTTTTTCCAAAACTAATTGAATACTTAGATACCTTACCATTTAAAGAAATAGGCCGAGTTTTATTTTTTACAACCTATCCAAAGGCCGGTGTGGCTACGCATAGAGATAGTGTTGTAGCCGAACATAAAGATCATAACATTAATTTGTTTTTTGATGGCGGCTGGAGGCCTAGCTTCATCTGGGATGAAAAGAAAAAAGAAAAGGTCTATTTAGAAAATGGCGCCCGCAGTTATTTTTTTAATAATCGAGATTACCATGGTGTAGATCCAGAACCGGTATTTAGATACACACTACGAATCGATGGAACATTTACTGATGAGCTCTGCGAAGAATTAGGATTAGTAAATGGATACACATGGAATTGGAACTATAAAAAATCTTGACAACATGGTAAAACCATGTTATAATTTTATTTTAAAGAAAGGAGCGATATATGCCTAGTGTATTTTTAGTCAGCGACACGCACTTCGGTCATATGGGTGTATGTCGCTTTACTCGTACCGACGGCGTTACCAAGTTGCGTCCCTGGGATAGTCCCGAAGAAATGGACGAAGCTATGGTCAAGGCCTGGAACGAACGGGTCCGGCCCACAGACAAGGTCTACCATTTAGGTGACGTTGTTATTAACCGTAAGGCTTTGTCTACATTAGCAAGATTAAACGGTGACAAAGTTTTAATTCGTGGTAATCACGACATCTTTCGTGACACAGAATATGGTCAATACTTCCGTGAGTTACGTGCCTATCATGTAATGAACGGAATGATCTTAAGCCATATTCCTGTACACGAAGCCAGCATGGGTCGTTTTGGCACCAATATTCACGGTCACTTACACGCAAATCGTGTAATGAAGGCCAGAGGTGTTGATGCTAGAACCGGAGAAGTTTTATACGGCAACGAAATTGATACTCGGTATCATTGCGTTTGTGTAGAACAAACTCCAGACTATGCTCCTATCTTATTCGAAGATGTGATTAAACGCATCAAAGAAGAAGGTGGTGAAGTTGGTTTTAGGAACGGCAACGGTCCTACAATGTAAATGGACAAATAGGCGTTGACAACAATGCCTATTTTGTCTATAATAATTGGATAGTGAAAAACAATTTTTAGGATCGATACAGCAACTTTAATTTACAAGCATATCGTAAAAAAGCCGATCCTGTCATTTTAACGAAAGGAGAACTGAAATGACTACATTCGCTGAAGCAGTTAAGTCTACCCCAGCGGTAGCTCGTACCGAAAACGGTATGAAGGCAAAGGCTCATTCGGGCAATGCCCTTGTAGATCTATTCTACAAGATCGGTGCCAGCCGTGGCAAGTCTGTTACCGCAGACTTTGAAAAGGCGTTTCAGGAAGACGCAGACATCGCGATGAAGATCGCTCTGTGGAGTCGTGACGTCCGTGGTGGCGCAGGTGAACGTCAGTTGTTCCGTGATATTCTGTTGCACTTGGAAAAGTTGCATCCAGAGGTCTTGGAACGGGTTCTACCTTTTGTAAGTGAATTTGGACGTTGGGATGACCTTTTGGTCTTCAAGACAACCAAGTTCAAGCACCTGGCATATACTCTATTGGGTGATGCTCTACGTGCCGGTAACGGTTTGGCCGCAAAGTGGACTCCACGTCAAGGTCCAATCGCTATCGAGATCCGTAACTTTTTTGGCATGACCCCTAAGCAATATCGTAAGAGCCTAGTTGCCCTTACAAATGTTGTTGAAACAAAGATGTGTGCTCAAGAATGGGACGGCATCGAATTTGGCAAGTTGCCTTCGCTGGCGTCTGCTCGTTACAACAAGGCTTTTGGCCGTAACGCCGCAGAAGCTTACACAGCCTACAAGGCTCGTTTGGTCAAGGGTACTGACAAGGTTAACGCCAATGCAGTTTACCCATACGATGTAATCAAGACTCTTCGCCACGGTGGAGACTCTGTGGTAGCAGATGCTCAATGGGCATCGTTGCCAAACTACATCGGTGACGCCAGCGTTATGCCTTTGGTTGACGTGTCAGGCTCGATGAGTTGCCCAGTTGGCGGAAACGCCAATCTGCAATGCATCGATGTTGCATTGAGCCTTGGTTTGTACTGTGCTGACAAGAACACAGGTGTGTTCAAGGACACATTCTTGACTTTCAGCGCAAAGCCAAAGGCACAAGTTGTTAAGGGTACACTTGCTCAGAAGATGAGCCAAATGAACTCTAGCGACTGGGGCATGAACACCAACCTGCATGCCGCATTTGACGAAATCCTTCGTATTGCGGTTAAGGGTAAGGTTGCTGATGCAGACATGCCAAAGACTTTGCTGATCCTTTCGGACATGCAGTTTGATCAATGCGTAAGTTTTGATGACTCTGCTCACCAAATGATCAAGCGTAAGTACAAGGATGCAGGATACGAAGTTCCAAACGTAGTATTCTGGAACCTGAACAGCAAGGACAAT